GTCCAGGGATACATCAATAGCTATTTTGTTAGCCGTTGTATTAGAGGGATTAACAATGAAAGGACCAATCCAATCCCCACCAAGATTAGCCCCCTTTAATTGTTGGCCTGATACCTCTAACGATGTTACAACATTGTGATCAAATAACGTAATGGCACCTGCAGGCTCAATCTTTTCCCAGGTTATTTCTGAAAACCCATCTATAGAACTATCCTCAATCCTTACTTTATCTAAATCATATTCTCCTTGCCCTATTACCATAATGTGATAAAGAAATTGTTTATTATCAATAAATTCATAATAAGGTTGAGCCGCAAAGTCAGGATATATCAAGTGATTACCATAAATTACAGGTATGGGTTTACCTATACGAGCGGTGTTGCCCTGTGCGCTTAGTGTATAAGTCGGACTGGGTGCAGCAAGTTGATTAGCTTGGTCAGTTGATGGTATGGCGGGAATGCCTAATAAACCCGCCCCCATGACGGTAAGAATTGTTCCTGCACCAACAATAACAGCTGAAAGAATACCACTTGTAAATATAGTTCCTACAACCATCAGAGCGAGGCCTATTGTGGCAAGTAACGGGTTTTTACCGCCGCCACCACCTTCACCGCCGCCACCTCCCCCGCCTTCTGGAATACGCAGAAATACAATTATATCGCCGTCGGAAGAGAATAAAGTTGGCCATCTATCACGAAGTATCGGCTCTCCGTTTACAATACATATAACGGGATATGACAAAACTTCCGTATGATCGTTTATCCAATCCTGGATTGAAAACCCGGTATCTAACTGTTCGACCTGCCGATCTTTGCTAGGACAAAAAGGGTTATGAACCCTAACAACGGTAACTTGGTTACTCATATCTTACTCTTATGCCTATAAAAACTTGATATCTTCCAGCCACACATATCTAAATTTTGAAGACTGGAAAAAATAACCCCCATATTTTCAACTGCGTGTAGAACCCCAATTGTCTCACCGTCACTTATCCAGACACCAACATGATTAGGATATTTTGCTATCCTCAATAAAACAGCATCACCATCTTGAGCACTATCAACCTCAACCCAATTATGAAATTCCTCGTTGGTTTTAAATAATTTTGATACCACGTGAAAATTGTATACGCCTAGTTGTATCACAGGTAGACATATATTGTAACGGAACATTTGGATATGTTTGAAAAAGCTCCAACAATCGAAGCCTGTTTCTCTATTATCCCCACCAAAAAGCCAAGGTGTACCTATATAACTTGTTGCCCAATGCATAGGGCTACCTCACTAGTCCAGGGAATCTTGTGGCCGTATATAATTCATTCGGAAAGGATATATTGGCCAGATCGCTAAACCTGGCCTTTCCTGTGACTTTAAATACATCAGCTACAATATCCCTTAGTGTAAGATGTAAAGGGGGATCATAGTGTGGAGATGTAAGATCAGTAGATAAATAAGGCCTGTAGGTCACCTTGATAACATCTCTTGATGTAACAGCACGTTCAATATTTAAAACCATCTCACGATCTACATTGTCAATACTGATTATACATTCTGGTGAAGACATATCGCTTATTTTTGGTAATGTTATGTCAAAAGCAAAACTTATGAATGTTACTTGTTCACCCGCATTTATAGGCGCACTAGATTCCAATGTTGCAACGAGATCTTTATGATCACGGACAACCCGAATTGCAGACGGGTTGCCATTGTTATCAATGAAATTTGGATGCCTTATTTCTAATGTATGCAATATGACGACACCAGAAGGAGCACAAGCATAAGCCTCTGTTAAAGCGTCACTTAATGAAGTGTTAACCATCTAAACCCGCTTATATTGGTGTCTCAGTTATACAAATATGTTCGCTTTGACCTAGCCTAGATATGGAACCTTGTTTTAAATTATTGTCGTATATGTCGTAATAGAATTTGTATGTAACAGGATCTTGTGAAGTCAAACTATCAGTAAAATACATATTAGACGTTCCTCTACCAAACCTTATGCCGTCTACGATAAATAAGGGCGCTGTAAAAAGCTGTTTTTGTGGTCTTAAATTAGGCAGATTTGTAATATTTGGACACTTAAGAGATACATTATTAGCTTCACATATCATATAGTCGTCTGTATATTCGCGTATACTGGATGAGGAGCCATCCCTAAAAACCTTCTGTATGTATGTACTAGCTAAATTTAAATGGATCGATATATTGGATTTTGATGTAGATGGGGTTATTGTTATATCAAAACCTAGATAGTGCACTTTGAGTGATCCTGATGTTGGTACTGCAAAATTTATCTGGTCACTATGTGTATTATATTTAGAATGTACAATAGGCACTTTCATTGCGGCAAGTAATGTGGTGACCTCGGACTTTGTAAAGTACTGAGAAGGATTGAAATTAGCCCCCGCGTCAACAGTCTGCCAGGTCGTACCTGTAGATACATATAAATTATTATCTGTAGAATTAAAGTAAGTCGAGCCCTCTACTCCTATAGCTGGGGCTGTGGCATGCGCGCCTAACCAAGTTTGATTAAAAGCATTTGCAGTAGCAAGCGTTGCAGCTAATGCCGTTTCAGCCCTTGACGCAGCCGAATTTGTACCGGTAGTAATACTAGCGTTAATATCGGCAATAGTCTTAGCCACAGAAGGGACTACCCCACCTCCCGTTGTTACCTCAGTCGTTGTACCGCCGTTAATAATTGCGCCAAGTGTTTCAGCATTAGTTTTAACACTCTCAACCGCAGTGGTTAGATCTGTTTCTAAATCAGACATGTGTATTCTCCTTACCAAGCATCAATTAAATCTATGTTAACAAGATCGCCAAGGACTTTGGCCATTTGTTGGATTTGAGGAATAGATACCCCGATATCCCCAAGAATTATATCTAGTGAAGCCTCCGATAATACATCCATTTCCCGAACTTCAAGATTAGCTGTAACCCTCCAGAGTTTATCAGAAGCTAAAGTCGCTGTATAAGAGCCAACGAATCTAGCTTCTGTCTGATGCGCGCCTAATCCATTACCGAGCTTCATTGTGACCCATCTTGACCCCTCCTGGGCTTTATGGGCATACCAAGATTGAAAATAGCCGAAGATATCCGAAGGCATTGGCCATTCAACAGAAACATTGAATGGCACAGATGTATATCTAAGCCTCTGTCTTGCCGCACCGCTCTCCATCTGGCTAACAGCAACAACATCAAAAGGGCTTAAACTATACCCAGTTAAAGTAGGAGTAGGGAATTGTGTCGGCCAGGATACACTAGATGAAACCATAATAACTATTCTCCGAATGTGGTAGATGATTTATGTTGTAAGACCTGCAGCCCTACTTAAACCAAATTGTTTTTCTAGTGCCTCAGATAAAGTAGACCCGCCTCGGCTTATTCCGTCGGATAGGCCTTGCTCGATCTTTTCTAGTATAACATCAATTTGAGTTCCGTCCCCATTATTTTTTGATTTGACCTTAGCCGTCTCTCCTTTTTGTGGGTAAACGTTGACTATCACCTTTCCGCCACCCCCGGAAGGTAACTTGTTATTAGGTGTTATATGTCCGTTGTTATTGCCCATCATCAGGAAGTCTTTACCACCAACAGATAACATCTCTGGCCCCCGTTCGTTAACCCGGTATGTCTGTCCACTGGATACACCCCCGCCTAAAGCTCTGCCGCTGAAAGATGAGGAAGAAATAGCAGCAATCTGTACGGCTGTGGCTGCTGCTGCTAAACCCGCAAATATACCCCCAACAATCGGCCCCCCTATGGTTGTACCAAATGTATATGATGATAATATTGCTTTTGGTGATTCAATCATTGCCGTAGCCAAGGCTAAGGCCTTTTTAATAGCGAAAAACTCTCGGCTATGCTCTGCTGCCGCTGAAATTGTAGCAGAGAACGTTTCTCCTTGAACGCGTAAAGTCTCATCACCCGATTTCTTGTCTAAATCAAGACCAACACGCGCCGCTATTTTAGTTACATCCGTCTTTTCTTTTAAGGTGTTCTTCATATCATTTATCTGGATTCTTCTATATCCACTCTGCTCAGATACATTCCCCTTTCTTTCGGCTGCAGCCTCTCTAGCGTCTTTACGAGAAATCCTAGCGATAGCACGTTCTTCTTTGCGTAGAGCCGACTTAGTGGCCAATAGAGCTATAGCAGTTGTTCTTTCCTTTTGTGCAGCCGCTATACGACTGTCCGAAGCCTCTTGATGAATCCTCTTGCTTTCTGCTATAGCTTGGATTTCATCTTTAACACTTGCGATCTTTTCGTATCTCGCTTTTGTACTTTTATCTAAAGCAATCCGAACTAAATCCTCATTTTTTTCCATGGATTTCCGCCTAAAGACCTTTGCCCATGCAATTTGTACAAGACCAGCGGCTTTCGTACCAGCAAACTTAATGTTCTCCCACATTAATTTAAATCCAGCTCCAATAGAGGAAATGGCAGCATTTACGCCAACAACAAAACTTGTGAATTTCTCTCTGGCTATAATAAATAGTGATCTGAGATTAATAGGTAGCTCCATAAGTAACCTACCAACACTCTTAATAAGATTGAATACCGACTTCCCTAACAAACCAAAATTTAAACCTATGTCCCCTATTAGACCCGCCCATAAGTTTAAGTTATCTTTTCCACGAGAGAATAATTCAATGATATTATCTAGCTGCCTAGAGAAATCCCTAGCTAAGTAATCAGCAGCTCTTTGAATCCACATAGCTAGCTTTTCTGTTACCCCAGATGAGGCATCAATTTGACCCATAAAAGTCATTATACTGTTTTTCAAAGATACAGAAGATCTGCTTATTGTTGGAGCAATTTCTTTGAACTGTTGGTTAATCTCTTTTGATTGATTCATTAGTGAGCTGAATACATCAGAACTCAGAACCTTGCCTTCTATAACCATTTTCCGGAGCTCGCCCATAGTCAAATTCATACCCTGGGCTATGCGAGATGCTACCTCTGGAAGGTTCTCAACTATAGAATTGTATTCCTCTGCTCTGAATATACCTGCGGCCAAACCTTGGGTAAATTGTAGAATACCGTTCCGCATCTGTTCGGCATTAGAACCACCTATAACACCAAGTTGCCCCATTGTTTCAGTCAAAGCTAGCATGTCTGATGTTGTAGCTTTGAGTTCAGGGGATACCCGGGCTAAACTTTGGTACAAATTGATATTTGTTGCTAGTAATGTTCCAGTACGGTTAGATATTTCGTTAAGGGCTTTAGATACTCGCATATAGTCGCCAGTAGCCCTTGTAGCTGTCAACAAACGTTGCTGCAACATATTGTAACTATCGGCTAGCATAACTGATCTGCGTGCGGCTTCTATCGTTATGATTGTGCCGATGACACCCGCTAATCTTGATGCAGCCCTATTTGTCTTATTCAAGCTGGCTCTTGCGGTATTCCCAAATATTTTAAATCTATTTCCAGCTTTGTTTAGATTTCTGCCTAGAATACCTGAGAATTTTGTTGAACTCCTACCGGCTTTGTCAAAAGCTCTCGAGGTATCCTTCGATAAATCTTTGGCATAAGTCTTTGCTGTATTTGAGAATTCATGTAGTTCGGTATTTGCTTGGCGTAGATGTAGAAGATCTCTGCCTAGATCTCCCGCGAATTTCCTTGAACTTCTACCGGCTTCGTCAAAAGAACTAATAGAATTCTTTGCTAAATCGTCGGTGTGTGTCTTTGCTGTTGCTGAAAATTCGTTTAGTTTGTTATTGGCATGACGTAGATGCCTTAAAGTTCTGCCTAGATCTCCAGAGAATTCCCTTGAGCCCCTACCGGCTTCGTCAAAAGCGCTAGCGGTGTTCTTTGCTAGATCTCTTGCGTGTGTCTTGGATGTTGTTGAGAACTCATGTAGTTTGTTATTGGCATGACGTAGATGCCTTAAAGTTCTGCCTAGATCTCCAGAGAATTCCCGGCAACTCCTACCGGCTGCTTCGAAAGAACTAGTGATGTTCTTTTCTAAATCTTGAGCGTAGATTTTTGCTCTTTTTGAGAATTCTTGTAGTTCGTCATTGGATTTACGCAGATCTGTTAAATCCGCACCAAGTCTAAAACTTACTATACCTAAATCCACGGACACAAAAGCACTTCCAATCTACGGATATTATGGATTCTATTCCTGGAGGGATTCCTTGGATTTTTGTTCAGCCTCATACTTCAACTGAAAATAAGCCGCCCATTCTTCTAACTCATCAATATCCATCTTATTTCTTACAAATCTTGCAGTGCATCCAATTGTTTCGCATATCTTGAATATTAATTGTGTCTTGTAATCGCTAAACATTATTTTTTTTTATCGGTGTTTTCTTTTTCCAGAATATGAGCCGTTACAAAATCAATGAATCCACCGATATCCCCGGATTCTAAAGAATCGTAATCTGTTTCTTCAAATATATTCTCATTCGTTCCTGGTATGTATGTATGGGCGATCACAGTTAAAATCATAAATTTTAAATCATTAAATTCGCAACTATTGCCCTTGTCATCTACTTGGCACAACTTTAATATTGTATCCCTATCCCGTATAGAGCCACACCTAAGTTCTATTTCTTTGCCTTCAAAAGTGAGGATATCACCTTTTGATTTTCTTCCGATAATCGAGGAACGTAAAGTGTCTCTTGGTGATTCGGATGTAATTGGACTACTCATATTATGTTTTCCTTAATGATAAAGAGGATAAGGCGTTACCAGAAAGTGTAAAGTTTAATTCTTCCATTTCTACGGAATTAAGTTCGCCTTTCGATGATGCCTTATCAATTATAAACCAGCCCCGCATTATAGAGAGGCCTCCAGACATAGATAATTCTAGTAGTACTACTTCTCGTGATGATAATCTGTTCTTAAAGTTTTTAGTAAGATCGTCAATTCGTGTGATGGATACAGAAGCAGATTGTAAACCGTAAATATATGTTCTCCATCCAGATTCTGATGATGTCTCAGTAAAGCTTGTGTCCTCCAACGCCTCAGAATTTATAGATATAGAATATTGAGTGCCACCAGCTACACTTATAACAGGTATAAAATGGCCTGATACTGTCACAACCCTGACGGCACTCGTGCTAAAAGTTATTGTGCCAAATAGGTAATCGATTTCGTAAGAGTTCGCATTGGCAGTGACATTCCCCACTTTTACAACTACAGGTTTAGATCTATCCAGAATTCTCTTTGTATCATTGGTAATGACATACTTCGTATTTGCTGGTAGATCCGACGTTACAGTAGCTGCTTCGTCAGAAATTCTAGTGGGTGTACCGTCAATCTTTATAATGGCTTTGTAACCAGGATGTGCCATAGTACCCCCTTATGCCGAGGATGATAGTTGTCCAGTACCCTGGAGAGTTATAGATAATTTTTCGGCACCAGAAACTTCGCCGCTAGGGCTATATGACGTAACGATTGCTTTTCCTTTTAAACCGTTTGCGGTGGTACCATCAGGTAAATATCGCACGTGTAATATTGTTCTGTTGAATTTTGATGCTAGTAATAAAGTCAAAGCTGCATCATTTGGATCATAAATACAATCACAACTAATAGACCATGATTGTAATGTTGGTAGATTCTCGGCATATCCGTTGCTATTTGATGTTGTAACATCATCAGAAGCACAGTCATTGCTTAAAGATGGACCTGTACAAGGTAGAGGTAGCCAATTTGATGTACCGTTCGCCGATATCTCAACTTTTTTAACGTATGATGCTTGTGCCATTTAGATCCCTCCCACGGGTTGCCTGTGCCCTCTGTCTGAAACTTTGGGCTCTCTCATAACTCTGAAATTAATAGTGAAAATCGATCTACCGATATCATCTTGAGTTATATACGCGATGTTTGAAATAGTCCAGAAGCCTACATAAATTGTTTCATTTATCTCTATTGAATTCCTACCCTCGATATTCATTTTTATGGAATCAAGAATATCATATCCAAGGCGGTAGTCAGTATTTCTTGATCTTACTTGAATTGTTCCCTCATCCAAAGCCAATCTTGCATTTTGTTCAGATCCCCCCGTGTCGTATAGTGTAACACAATTTGAAGGGCTTGTGGGCTCTTTTCCTATAAATAAATTAGTTCCGAAAATACCAAGATTAGAAGATTCTAACAGGTCTTTTATATCCACACTTAAAGGGTTCATTTAGTTTTAACCTTTTTTGATATAATATCCCGAATGTCAGTAATAGATTCATCTAAAGCCCTCTGTAGAAATTTTGCTTCCCCAACTGAATGAGCATACTCTAGGTTCTCATGTTGATCAGGGGCGTAATCAGTCTGGCACCCAATTTCAAACATTGGTCCCGAACTGTTTTCAACTTCGATTATAAAATGACTTGCTTTTAACTTACCTGTATCCACTGGGGTTTTAATTTGAGATCTAACTTTTAGTACAATAGCAGAAGTCGCAAGTGCCTTATTAGCTTTATCTTCTAAAGTAGAAGATAATTTCTCGAAATTAGATAACACGTTGGACATGCCAGTCATAACCATGATTTAATTTCTCTCTTGGTGTTAGACAAATTCGGTATTATAGAAATACCCTTTATCTTAAAAGCTTTTTCCAGTTCAATGGGGGTTGTGGAAGTGGAAATCCCTAGTAGTAGATAACCCTCTTCGTCGAAGATCTCATCGGAATAAATTACAGATCTGGATAGAGTTTGTTCACCACTTGAATCTATAAATAATACCTGCTTATCTTCCCAACGTGCAAGAACTACTCTTGGTGATGGATAACTAAGATTTCCATAGCCATCCCTGACGCCCTTAGACCAGTATGTTACCTTCTGTCTTAAACTCATATAACTGACCTAGAACAATGCTTAATGACTATAACAGGTGTTATATCACCTCTATTTGAGCATAGTCATTGCTGGCATTACGTAGCTTCCCGCTGTAGTCAAGTATTATAGCACTTTGACCGAATAAAGTTCCGTTTAAACCCAAACCAGACACACCTAGAAATTTACTTGCAGAGTCCCCAAACTTTTCTGATTCTGGTTGTCTCTCAACCAAACAAAGGAAGTGCGCCGCCAAGTATATTTCTATCTTTGTTAAGCCTGGTTCAGATATTCCAGTAGTCAACAAATTATCATTAACAACCATATTCGCCGTTTCAATGAATATGGTTAAGTCAGATATATCCGTTGGAACAAGTTTTTTTACAGAATCTGCCGTTGCTCTAACCATGCTTGAAATCTAATGGTTTTCTAACCGTTGCCTTTGGTGCGGTTACTGGCTTTATATCAGATTTGATCTCTTCCTCAAACTCAGATGTGATATTATTCTCTGGCTCAGGATTCTGATAATCGGATAAAACTACTTTGTTGGCAAGATCTATAGCCTGTCTTTCCGTTAGCCTAATTGTTGCACCAGTTGAAAGATTTACACCGGAATTTAGTTTATGGTCACCAAGAAGAATGTAATTTTTCATAAATCACCCTATGATGGGATTGCGTGGCATACACCACATTGCCTAATTTTTGTAGACTTAATACAAGGAGCCATTGCACCCATGACTTTGAAATTTGTACTCAATGGATCATCAGCAGACCACTGCATATTTATAATATCCCTACAAACATAAAGGCTAACAACTTCTGAGGACAACTTAACAAGAATAACATTACCATCATTCAAACTATCAGCAACCTTGACTTCTTGAATGTCTGCGAAATCCTCGATACGCTGTTTGAAAGTTTTGTCGCCTTTGTTCGCACTGTAATCCATCTGGAGTTCAACCCAGATATCTTTTGCGACGTACATTGTTAACGGACCGTAGATATTATCTCCGTTAAGAAGCTCAATCATGTTTTTCGTATCGCCTAAGATATCCCTACCCGCAGCAGACCCCCAACCCGTTCCGCTTAGCGTAACAGTTTTTCTATCTGGGTGAGTTGTGTACCCGTAGATACGAGAATTATCCACAACAAAGTTGGGAACACCATTGAATAACATATTCTCGATGTAGTCCATCACAATTCGAGCAGACATAGCCATCTGGGTTGTGTCTAAAGGATGACCCGATAGTCTGGATGATGCTAATTGACGAGCGGGTAATGTCCAATCCTTTGTTATAACTGGAATAGGTACGCCCACCATGTCATATGTTAGCGAATCATCCTGTCCTTTTGCCAGGCCGTCCATACTGATAGATGCCGCAGTTGTGTCGCCTATGCGTTGGTAGTAAGCGAGTACCGTCCCGAAATCAAATCTTTCAACTAGCCCATGAGATTTTAAATCACCAATGCCTACCATCCTGTCCCTAAAGATTTCCAGTAGTTTGTTGTCGAAAGCTTTATGTGCTTCATGGGTAAGTGTTGAATTTACAGTAAGATCACTTGGGTTACCAATGAAATCATCAGCACGTGCTATATTAACCATAATTATTTAATCTCCATACTGATGAATACCTCGGATGTACCCGAATGATTGTCCACTGCCTCTAATGCAAACCCGATAACTTTTTCTGTTCCAGTTGTCTTTTTCACAGTTCCCCCCGTGGAGAACGATAAAGCATCACCGATGACGATCACAGCAGCACTTGCGGGTAATCTCGCATAAACTTCTTGCCCTGAACTGAAACAACCGTATCTGATCATGTCAGTAGAACCATAAGTTTCTGTGATCTCTTTGCCTTGCGAAACATCTTCAAGGGCGAAACTTAAAGCCCCATCAGAACCAGCTACGCCTTGAGGTGATACATTTCCAGTTGAAAGTAATTTCAAAGCATGGCCAGGGCGAATTGTACCCGTCCCCGGTCTCTCTTTAATTAAAGGATTGCCCTTTAGAGAAATTGTGTCTGGTTTAAGTTTAGCCATCTTTTTTATCTCCGTCAGTATCATCAAATAAAACACTTACATGGGTGCGTTTTTTCTCGCTGTTGGCCTTAACCCCCGCACCACCCTTAGCAGTGTAATCCCCGCTAGGAGTTATCCCGCTAAACATAGCCTCTAAAGTCTCTATATTCATGTTGGCAATAATCGCTTCGGAAAGATAAGCGTTAGAAGTGGCAACCTGTTTACGCATTTCAAGAATACGTTGGTCTTCCTTAACTCGTAGCCGCCTGAATAACTCAATATCATTATCAGTGAGATTATTAGTTAATATTGGCTCGTCTGTATGTGACGCGATCTTTGTTAGTATTCCATCAGATAGAGCCACTGGTTCGATCCTGTCATCCTCAGTAAACTTGTTTCCTTTGTTTACTATGATATCTGATACGAGTTTATTTTCTGTCACTGCTTCCCCCGCGTTTGAATTAATATCCTTTGTATCTTTTCCCATATTACTAGTCCCATTAAATTTGTTAAACAGATCGCGAAACCCTTGTAGTAAACCACGTGAAGAATTCTCATCGGCACATTCAGAACAACATGACTCTTCGTTATTAGTTCTCATCGCCCCGCATCCATCCGCTATTGAACATGCACCCTTTTCATCCTGTAATAATGCTAAATGATCAGGCCTTATATTCTTGGCAACGAGATCATATACAGAATTGTTATGTATACCACTATAAGAAATAGAGTCACTGAATAACCCCGTACTAACTTCCATCATTTTGCCAGCATCAAAATTCGTGATGATATCTCCAAAACCTAAACGGTAAGCTTTCTCCACGTCAATCCAGAGCTCACCTTTTAGTTTTTTATCAGAATAATTAACATTAAATAATCTGCCAATATTTGTTGTGTCTTCAAATTCAGGGGAATTCGCCGAAACATGTATGCCGTTCTTTCTAGGATGATTAACGGGTATCGGTACGCCATTCCATGCCTGTGAAAAAGCTTGTAACTCTTTACCAGAGTATAAAACTTTATTCAATACACCCTCGACCAAGGCTATAACAGGAACAACTAGATGTTCTTTCCCGTCAAGTTTCTGCCTCGATGATATAGCTGTTAAAACTGCGTTTGTCATGATTAGATCGGTCATGTTGCTATTTATAGCACACAATAATAACAAAGTATATCTTTTTCTTAAAAAAAATTAATAATTATTTACTTTCCTCTGCTTCGGGTACCCATGGAGAGACAGAGCACCTACAATGCGACTCTCCTATAAGGGCTAGTGCCTCCTCTTTTGAGTATTTTTTGCCATGCCTAGCTCTATGTGTATCCCTCTCACGACCATCGATTGACGTATGCCATATCATTTCTAATTCTTTTTCGAGTATGCCCTCTAGTCTGGCTGTCTCCATGATCGAAGCTACATTGTGGGAATATACAATTTCAGTTCTCGCAATCAATTTGGCTCTTGTCTTTCCTATCTTATCAACACGGTCGTTTATCTCATTGGCTACGGCCTCAGGACTCATTCCCTTTAACATTCCGTCACTCAACACGTGGGCGATCTGTTGTTCCATAGATTCAGTTATGCCTTTTAATTGGGAATATCCACGCGTATAAAGTACGTCAAGTTTATCAGTGTGGATTTTATTACCTAAAACCGAGGCCTTGGGTGTCTCAAATATAGTAGATTCAAGCAAACCTACGGATGTAGGATTTCCAAAACCTTTCCCTTTCTTCGGGAAGTTTATTCGTTTCTCAAGTAAACCAGCGGGCTTGAAAACTACATCATCTGGAGAAACTACCTTAATAGGAAACGGAATATTTTCTTTAGGAATTAGATCAATAGGAAGTTTGGTTTTAACTGGCAAAACTACATCAATGGGTATTGGGATCTTTTCTGTAGGAATTAAATCAATGGGAAATTTAGTTTTAACTGGTGAAACTATGTCAATAGGAAATGGGATCCTTTCTTTTGGTACAACATCAAGAGTAAATTTAGTTTTAACTGGTGAAACTATGTCAATAGGAAGTGTTATTTTTACTGGCGAAACTACGTCAATAGGAGGTTTAGTTTTTACTGGTAAAACTATGTCAGTAGGGAATGGGATCTTTTCAGTAGGGACTACATCAATAGGAATGATTTCCTTTGATCTCTTTATACCACCTAATGGAGCAGGATCATAAAAAGTCTCTTTAACAATGCTCTTTGTTGGTGCAATCTTCTTAGTCTGTCTTACAAAGGATACTTGTGACTTTTGAGCACCCCTAACATAAGAAGCCGCTATGAAACCTAATAGCCAGTGCTTGCTTTTGTCTTCCTCAGGGGTGTCACCTGTACGTGAAGATAAAATCCTAACGTATATCAGGTTGTGTAACCAGTTCATGAAAGCCTGCATCGTTTGCGAATCACTAAGATCTGCAAATCTGCCATTATTCAATATGTCATCTTCGACAATAGCCCGTTTGATCTCAGACTTTAAACCGTTAAACCTTCGGCTTATTTGACTAACCGCGCGATTACGTAAAGTCAAAGTCGATGTGGGATCGTCAGCCCTCATACTTCAACTTTTGTTTGTACATTAGCTGCCTGGGCATGGTCTTTTGAATTCTTGGCATCAGAACCAGTTGCTTCCAATACCTTGCCCAAAGAGTCATTAGCTAATATACCAGCAGATGGGCGATATCTTGTCGGTTGTGTTGTGCCGTTCAATCCTGCCTCTAGGATTTGACGAACAATCTCAGGCGGGTAAAAAATCCACCAATGTTCCCCTAAAGAGTTAGCTGTAACAGCACTACCATCGGTAAGTTTACCATGAGTAACATTCAACAATGTGTCTACAAGAGTATTAGCATCAGGTAGATTTTTATCGTCTATAACATCCCCGACAATCTGTTCTACATCATCTTTTGTTGGACTCGTGAATGTTGTCATAGCAGCTTGAACATGTTCCAGAATGAGAGCGATCATTTCCGAAGTTTTAGGGCTGGTATAGGTAGTCATAGCGGCTTGAACGTGCTCTAGTATAAGAGCTATGGTTTCAGCAGTTGTAGGGGCTGTATACGTGGTCATAGCAGCTTGCACATGTGTAAGTATAAGGGCTATCATCTCTGTGGTTGTAGGTGCAGTATACGTCGTTAATACTTCTGCACCTTTATCTATAATGATTGCTTCCATCTGAGCTTTAGTTGGTGCTGTGTAGGTTGTCAAAGCCTCTGCAACCTTAGTGGTAACGATAGCTTCCATAGCTGGCGTTTTCGGCACCGTATACGTTGTTAATACATCCGCACCTTTATCTATAACAATTGCTTCGATCTGTGCTGTGGTTGGGAGAGCTAAAGCAGCATCCCTTGCCTCCTCAGAGGCTATCTGTGACAGTGCTGTTTCAGCTGAAATAGAAGCCAATAATGCTGCGGTACTTAACTCAACTATTGTTTCACCAATAGCTATAGGG